GTAATGCTCGTGCTCAACCGGGTCTGCTGTCACCGACAGTTATGATAGTAGTGCTGTTCTCAAAGTGTTCATTAACAATGGGTAGCTTGTCAACATTCTCACGTTCAACAGAGAAACCTACACCTGTGCCACACATAAGAATGTACATACACTCGTCAAATGAACGTGGACTATCTACAGGTATATAACTACAGTTATAACCACCTACATGACACCTATCCAACGCAGGACCTGATGTCATTAAAGCTCTCATACTAGGCATGACACCTAAGTTCATTATATGTTCTGTAAGTTTATTTTTAAGAGCTTTTGTTATATCATAATCATGATTCTTTTTAAGATGGTCAGTCATATAACTAAAGTATCTATCTACAGTTTCCCCCCAATTCTCTCTTCTTTGCTCATCATCTTTCCATCTTGCATAGCGAGAGAGTGCTATGAAGTTCTGATAGTCTGTTGGTAGGTAATTTGTTTTCATTGTTTACTCCGTTAGTATTTTAATATGTGATATTTTTACACCCTCTAAATCGTGAAATAATTCACGCATATAATCTTCAAAGTCTTCTGTGACATCTCCATCAGAGGGTATTGGGTATTCTTCAGGGTCTACGAGGAGAGTTGCCATGATTTTAACTTTCATTCTCTACAACTCCTATTAGTTTATTCAAATACCATTGTGCTTTCTGTAAATCTTCTAAGCCATTCTTGTATTTGTATCTCCATAAGTACTTAGCTATATTTCCTTGCAGATAAGATTTAAAGCCATCTCCTAACATAGCTTCTAATGCATCTATACATTCAATAACTGATTCATTGTAATGCTTAGGACTATTAACCATGTCTTCTTTTTCTGCCATCATTCTCATGTACTCCAAATGTCTCATCATTGTAATTTATTATCGTTGTCTGCCTCAAAAGAGAGTAGTACAACATTATCCTTTTTGTCAACTACTTTTAACTTAGGCTTCTCAACTTCCTCATACTCATCTGCTTCTTTGATTGCTCTTTTTCTAAGGTCATCATCTTTTTCCATAATAGCTATAGTAGCACATAAAGCTCTGCAGAAATCTAATACTCCATAATAGTCATCATCATTGAGAGGATTATTATCAGAGGTCATTATGAAAACATTAACTTCACTTGTCCAATTAAAGTTTTTATCCATCCGTGGTCTAACACAGATAACAAAGTCTTCGTCTACTATTTTACTCGCTATACTCATTTATCTCTCCTTACCTTAGCACCTGTAAACTTTATAAATTTAGGGTGTTTATTCTTGCCCTTTTCTTTGAGCCATTCTTCAGGAATTATCCTGTCGTAATACCTAAATCCATGTTTGATGCACCATTGTCCATAAGAAGATTTAGCACCTTTTCTTAATTTAGTTCTACTATTAGTAAAAACAAATCTAATGTCTAAGTTAGGATGTTGCCTTTTTATAGCTAAATGTTTTCTTCTATCTATTGCTAGAAATCTACCCTTTGTTTCTATTATAATTCCATTATTTAATATAAAGTCAGGGGTATAGGTGCGATATGATAAATCTTCCCACTCTATCTTAATAGATTCATAATCATATTTATGTTTTAGTTCTTTAAGATAGATAGATATAGTGTGTTCTAACCCACTCCTATACCCATGCTTTATAGCATCTCTTCTTATTTTATGAGGAGACAATTAGAAGTTTCGCCAAGATATAAATGGATTACTATACGAATATGTATTGGTGTATCCTAAATTCTTTAGCTCTTCTTTCACTGCTTCGTCTGCAGCCTTTCTAGCTTCTATAGCATCACGTAAACCTGCTGTACGAAGTTCACGATATTCTTTCTTTGCTTCAGCTAGTTGCTTTTCCATTTCTTCAATGTTTGCTTTTAGTTCATCTAGTGACTTACTCATGCTACTCTCCTTTCAACTTTACATATTGAACCATTTTAGGTTCTTTAGCCTGAGACATCTGTGCAGGTAATTCACGAAGGTTTTCCCAACAAGATTGTCTATATGAACAAAATGTGCAATTCTTATTTAGAACCATATTGCCTGTTGGTTTACCTCTAAACATTTCAGGCTCAGGCTCAAAGCATCGCACTAACTCGTCTGAATCTACTGCCTTTATATTCTTTTTAACTTTGTCAAGTTCTTTGTCCATCTCAATGTGAGCAGGAACATACTTAAACTGACCATTGGCTTTATTGACAACCCACCATCCACCTGCTTTCTTGTTAGAAGCCTGTGCATAACCTGCTAGTTGTCCAACATAACCAAAACTGTCGCCTGAATGTAAAGTTTCATAAGAGTCAAACTTATATTTATATGACCAATCAGATGCAGATTTGATATCATCTACTGCATCATTCATAACTAAGTCATATGAACCTGATATAGTAGTTTTTTCGTCAATTTCAAGAGTAACTTCTTCACTATTTTCAAATTTAACATTTGATTCTCTTAGTATTGCTTTAAAAACTGCTTCTACTATATCGCCAATCATCATGTTCATAACAAACGTAGTGGGTTTAGGTAACGCAGTCTCAGGTTTGTTCTTTTCAAACCACAATTGGCATGAAGGTCTACCAATATTAGACATACGTAACCTAAACTTTTCATCCCTCTTTGTATTGAACTGACGATTCAAAGCATCTTTGATGTCAACAGCTACTTGCTCAATAGTTTCTTGACTCATAGCTGATTTACCACTTGTGGCATTCTCAAGATACTGATGAATCATCATTTCAGCAGGATGATGCACTATGCTACCTCTTCATCTACTTCAACATCAATGAAATCATCAACAATGTCTTTATCTTCTTTACTTACAGGTGCTTTGGCTTTCATTTCCCACTCATTAAATATATAACTATTGTAGTTATCTATCCATGCCATGAAGTTGATGAAAGTATTTTGGTCTTCATCTGTTACTTGAATGGTTTTCTGTAAGTCAAGAGAATAATTAGGTAGATAAAAAGATGTACCACTTGGTATCTTTCTTTCTTCACTAGTTAATGTAATGTAATGCTGAACAGGAAGTCTTTTTGTTTGACTAAACTTATTAAAAGGTTCTCCCATTGTCTTGAAAGCATCACGATTATCAATCTCCCATATAAAAGGTGTATTTTCATCTAGTAAAACTTTATTACCTTGCTCATCTTTAGCATTAGGCATGTCAATAGTGCCAAAGATTACTCTAACTCTCTTAATCTGTTTGATTACTTCTTGAGTTGCCACAGGTAATGCCTTAAAGTCTTTAATATAACCTGAAGGCTTACCACAGTTAAAGTTACCTTGATTATCTTTTAAGTCATTATTAAGGTTATCTGCCATAAGTGTTTTATGATAAACACCCATAGGCTCTCCCTTCTTAGCAGACATGTTTTTAACAAATCTCTTGTACATAAATCTTTGTACAAAAGGTCTTATCTCTACAGTAGGTGCGTAGACAACAGGTAAGTCAGGTCTTTCTAGCTTAAATGAACCTGCCTTCACAACTACTGTCTCTACTGTTTCGTCTCCAATCTTCTTCATGCCCATAATATTATTATGATGCAATCTCATTCTTGGAAGAGGATTAGCTTTACTTGTATCAGATGAGCCTGTTTCCCCTGCGATACCCATAGCCTTTGCCATTTGTGCATAGTTATTGGTATCTATTGTAGTTATATCATTTACCATTTTATTCCTTTCTATTAAAGTTTATAAGTTATATCACATAACATCTTTAGTGTCAAGCCAATTATTACCTATTTTTGCTTCTAGTAATAATGGAACATTGAACTCTAATGCAAATGCACTATTGATTAGTGCTATCATATTGTCATTAACAATTTTTATAATATCAATTACCTGTTGTACTTCATTTGGATGTATATCAATAACGATTGAATCATGTACACTATTAACAATACAAGACTGAAGATTACTTAGTTGTTGTTCTATGTTGACGAGTATAAGAGGTACTATGTCAGCAGTAGCAAATGACTGAACAGGATAGTTCTTTATCTGTGTAAAGTGAGATACTTTACCATAAGAGTTTCTTCTAACATCAGGGAATGCAAATTGTCTACCTGATGGTGTAGTTATCTTTCTCGTGCTTATAGCCTCTTTAGCCAATTTGGAATGCCATAATGCGATTCCTTTGTACTTCTTTGTGAAGTGTTCATAATATGTCGCTTGAGCATTCGTTCTCCCAAAGCCTGTTGCTCCGTAGAGTGGTGCAAAGGTATGAGCTTTTGCTTCTTGCCTAGACGTTTCTTCACCTGCATTAGTAATAACACTAGCAGTATAACTATGCACATCAAATCCATCTTCAATCTCCTTCATTGCAGTCTTATCTTGTGATAGGAAAGCAGACACTC